AGCGATGAAGATGAAGAGGAAGAGGAAGGTGGCCTTGTGGAACGCGAGGCGTCCCGCTCCGAGAAGTCTCACGCCGCCAGCATCCGAGCCATTCAAGAGTCCCGTAGCGAGCAGGAGTCACCAGACACTGGTGAGGAGGAGGCAGAAAATGCCTGGTCGCTGATGATGGCCGTAAGAATCCAAGATCAGATGCGCGGATGGTAAAAGGCGACTCTTACTGTTGATGCGTAGAGTTTCGGATCACTGTATAGAATGAATAGCGCCGATCCTCTTATAGAAGGAAAGTGCTATAACTGGCTTGGAAATATGGACAACGAAGTGATGATTGAGACGTTTGATAAGCCTAAGTACATTGGTAGATATATTGAAACAAAAGTAGAAAGTGAGTTTGATAATACCTTGCGATTTTACTTTAGTAATGAAAGTCTTACAACGAAAGACTCTTATCCTTTTTTGAAGGAAACACCGTGTGTTTCATCTGGTGGTCGCAAGGCGCGTAAGACACGTCGTCATAAGAAGGAGAGTAAGGGGAGAAAGGCTCGTAAGACACGCAGGAACTAGAGTTTCCGAGTCCTTGATTTCGCAGACGTACAGTCCTTTGCACGACCAATGATCGCACAGGCGATCCGTTTTCCTGAGTGGCCTGTTACGAGAGAATCATCGTGTCCACCCAGACCAAGATCATCAGGATCCGCATGAACAATCAAGGTTCTTCCTAAAACATCCGAAACAGTCACACCTACAAGTTTATAACGGTAGACATGATCTGTTTTTTCTACATTGCCTAGATCACCTGTGTGACGCTCACCTCGGCCCCCTTGGGTGCCAGGGGCAGGTCCGTGGTTCCGTTTGGGACCTTTATTATAATGTGCACATGCACCCATACATCCTTCTTCACGAAGATCACCATTCGTATGAATATGAAATCCATGTTCACCTGAAGGCAACTTTGAAAAGGTTGCACGGATTTCCATGTATCCAGATTTATCGGTAAAAACGGCTTCTCCTGTGACACCTCCCATTCCTGAAAAGGTTGCGACTCCTTTCATTCCTATATAAAACACATAGTTAAAAATAAGGAATTGCTGTATCTTTCACCACCGACGACCACAATGACCACTGTGTCCTCCAGGACAGTAGTCCTCCTCTTTGAAACCTTCCTCGGTGCGACAACAAGTGGTGTCGTGATTATCCTTGGCTGTCGGCAACTTCACGCCTGTCGCAGGATCGTGGTAGACTGAACAGTATTTTTTACCACACTGCCAGCACCAGGAACGACCACATCCTGCGCCCACAACGAAGCCTCCACGAGTCTCCAGACCACATGCAAAAATATAATCACAAGCGGCATCTTTCAAGCACCAGCGGGTACACCACGGACACTGTTTCGCATCGGTTGACATTGAATAGCCAAGATATTTTATTCATGATCAGAATCCGGAAACTCTACAATACACTGATTGCTGTGATCATACCGACCCTTATAGGCACCACGAGTCCCATCCTTTCTCTTTTCATAGACCTTGTCCTTTGCCGCGGCGTACCAGTAAGTGACGCCGCCAACTTCAAGAGGACGAATATGAATCTTAATCACATTCGTAGCCTCAATGGGAGGTTCCAGACTTTCTACGGCAACAGACGCTGCCACAACCAAAGTTGGAGGCGGGGCCACCGTCGCGACTTTCTTCTGCCGCTTTACAACAACCTTCTTAGGACTTGCAACAGCTGCAACAGGTGCATCAGTGATGATGCTAGGAGTAACAGAACTATTAACATAAGTCTGCACAGATGGCACGGTACGTTCTGGAGCCTTAGGAACTGTCTTTCCAGGACGTCCTGCATTTGCTTTCATCTGTAAACCTTGCCTAGAAATCCTTTGAGCCGCTTCCGCCATTGCCTCATCTGCGTCACTCAGTTGATTTCCCTCAAATGCAGCATATTTTAAGAATCGTTCCGATCCATAAAGCCAACTGTTCTCAAAATACGGTTCATCCACTTTTCCCTGATACTGACTTTGTTGATTCTTACTTTCAAATGGCCGCTCACTCTTTATGAAACATTCCTTGCAGAGTTCTTCGGTTCCTGGTGCGACGTTTCCACATCTTCGTTCGGTAAAATATCCGCTTTTTTTAGGAAACTTGAGTTCTTTTGATTGCGCACAGTAGCGTGCTTTACACTGCATTTTATACACTCTTTTTAAAAGCCCCGTGGAATCAAATTTGATCGCCGCCACACGTGCAACTCTAGCACACGAATAAGAATGAACATGATGCGCCGTTACATTGAACAGAATAATCTATATCAGAAGGCATTTAATCTGAGTGTAGTCTGTAGTATTGGAAGTGCAGCTGCAATGACGATTGGAAGTCTACTCTCAAGTCCATCTATTATTGTTGGAAGCATGGGATTATTTATCAGTAGTATTGCGATCAACCTCTGTCTTCTTGAGTCGGGTCGCGTGAGATCAGGATCTGGGAACCCCTACGATGATGATGCGGAGATGGAGTTGCCAGACGAGTAAATCGGTAGTGCGCGAGCTGAAGGATCTGTAACACCAGGACTCCATCGCGGCATCCAAAAACGTGGAATCGCCGTCGCTGCACTCATGGCTCCATAGGACGCCTCGTACAAATATCTGTAATAAAAAGCCTCTTCCGTGGCCGGTGGACAGTGCTCAAAGATTGTCTTACGCCAGTCAGAAGGAACAACTTTTTTTACACGTTCCTGAATCTCCTCATACCAACTCTTTTCTTTGCTGCTGACTCCGTCACTAAACGCCTCCTTCCGTCTCCAAAGAACCTCAGGCGGCAGGAGACCTTCAGTGTCAAAGGCAGACCGTAAAATAAACTTCTCAACCTGTTTTCCCTGAATCGGACGACGGAACGCCGTCGCAACAGACCGACAGGTCGCCACAAACTGCTTATCCAGGAAAGGCGTACGAGGCTCCAGTCCATGAGAACTGATGGTTCGGTCACTGCGCAGCACATCGTAAAAACAGAGTTCACTTAGCAATCGTTCAACTTCATCCTCAAAGGCCTGGTCATTCGGCGCATTGTAAAAATATAGATAGGATCCAAACACCTCATCACTACCGTCGCCATTAAAGACCACCTTACAGTCTGAAAGAGACCTTACGGCACGCGATACAAGCCAGTTTCCCACACTTGCTCTTACAGTTGTAATGTCGTAGGATTCAATGTCCCGTATCACAGTCGGAATCGCATCAAAGAAATCATCGGCATCTAAGACAACTTCATGATGATCGGATCCGATCCATTCTGCGACTTTTTTAGCATAGAAAAGATCAGAACTTCCAGACATACCGATACTGAATGTTTTCAAGGCAGGTAGACCGAGGCTCTTAAGTTCTTTCTGCACGAGCGCAGCAATAAGACTACTGTCAATGCCTCCGCTCAAGAGTGCTGCAACGGGTCTCTCAGTCATCATACGCTTATGAACGGCCGCGACCAGTGAATCGTGAACTGCAGCGAGAGCATTCTCCCAGCCATCAGGATGCGGAGTGGAATAGGAAGGATTTTTAACCCAAGGAACTTCATGGTAGGAGCTCATGAAAAACTTGCTCATGTCACTGACCCTCAAAGATGCATAACAACCAGGCTTGAACTGCATACAGTAAGTATGTGTCTCAGGAATCGCCTTCCTTTCACTTGAAAGGCACAAGGACTCAAGATGTGCCCCTTGAAGAAGTGCTTGCATCGTTAGTCCAGAAAAATCCTTAACTCCGCTCGTCCAACTGGGGTCCGCAACGCAGCCGCTGATATTCCATCCACAGAACAACGGACGAACTCCGTATGGATCGCGTCCCCAGTGGAGTGTGTCACGTTCCGAGTCATAGAGAATGATGCTGAACACTCCGTCTAAGGCTCTAAAAAAAGATGCCGGTGAATCACGATGAGCTAGGAACAATGGACCGAGTACCTCGCAATCTGATCCTGAAGGCATAGTGATTCCGTATTCAGTGGCCAGTTCCTTCGCATTATAGATTTCTCCATTGCAGATCCACGTGATTCCTTTATAGGTGAAAGGTTGCATTCCGTCTCCGTTGAGTCCATTGATCGCCAGACGGGTGAATCCGAGAACTCCATTAGGAATTGTCTGAATTTTGCAGGATTCAGGTCCCCGAGCAGTCAGGTTATTTACATGTTCTGCGGCATCCGGACAAGGTTGTCCAATCAAGGCCCATACTCCACACATCTCTTGCACCTTTCCACTTCCTCAGATTTTCCAGACTCTCTATAGAGCGCACATGGACTTTAGTCAGTATATTAAAAACATCCAATCAAAGGCGGTGTGGGTTGATTATGAAGCACAAGTTCTGCAGAAACAGACAACTTACAACAATACGAGTCCGTTGAGCACACTGAATACGGCAACGTACACGTACAAAAGTTATGAGGTCAAGGATCTTATTGCTCAAGGACGATTTGCCACCAGCACTGTAAATGTCTATACAACTGAAAAGTAAAAATTGAACTACGATTCATTCTACATACATGTAACCCATGGAATCCTATGTACAGTGCGACGATGTTCTAAAGACTCTTTCAGCAGATCTTATTGAGAAAAAGACAGTTCTACGTAACTTTATTCAGACATTTCTGAAGAACATTACGTTTGATACGAAGACGATTGAAAATGAGTATTGTCAGATTCATACGACAATCCTATCAAAGACAACTCTGCATGTCAAGATTAATCTTAAGGTTGGATATAGAGAAAGTTTGAAAACGGTCTTGTCAGACGAGTCACAGACCTTGTATGATGCGGGCTACAAGGAAACACAGTATTACGGAACTCATACAAGTTTTAGTCTAAAGATTCCATCATCATCCTAGATATGGTAAAGTACAAGACAAAAGCTGAGAGGGTTCAGGAGGCAGTAACACTCTTAAAGAAGTTAAAGGAGGTTGGTATAATCGTATCGGATCCCGGATATAAACTCGCAAAACAGCATTTAGATACGTGGATCGCGACAGGAGAGGACTATGAGCATCGTTTTTGGTTTTCTCGGTATGGACGAGAGGCAGAGATGAAACTGCCGAAGCGTGTGGAACAAGCGGCGACGATCCGAATCATTGCTCCTGCTGCTCCTCCTGAGGAGCCAAAAGAAGATATTATAGAATAAAGAGAAACACTGCCGTTCAAAATGATTTCTTAAAAATCAATCTGCACGGTAGATGAACGCGAATAGCGTGCGAAGTGAAGGTGCTCTATTTGAACTCATTTCACGGGGCAACAAAGATGTCTATTTTTTTGCCGACACAAAATCAACGATCTATCCATACGATAATCGTTACGAGTCTACACCTCCTTATATTCAAGAACTCCGTCAGATTCCACCGTTACAAGCTGTTGACTTCGGTCGTCCAGTTGAGTTTGAGTTTGAGATTGCAGGAGACATTGTTGTTGATCCGACCTTAGTGATTACTCTACCCACATGGCTTCCTACTACACAGACTAAAACAAATGAATCTTCTCTGATTACCGACACGAATGGTGTGGCATATGGATACATTAATGGGATCGCCTATTTTCTATTTGAAAAAATCCAGTTCTATCAGGATCGTATTCTACTACAAGAATGGAGCGGAGACGGTCTATTTGTCACGTCTAGAAGTCGTGGGAATCTGAGCAGTGCATTTCTAGACAATGCGACGACTGGTGTTCATTCTGGATCTGCACTAGAAATCGCCAGAAATGCGACGCCTGGACAGTTGCGCCTCAGACTTCCGTTGGCTGGATGTCAACGGACAGGGGATACAGGGTTTCCCAGAATCTGTGCAAATCAGCAGGTATATCGCGTACGTTGTATTCTACGAAAAATAGAAGATATTGTTGAAAACTCTGCTGGAACACAAGGTCTTCTTCCTTGGGGTAGGACCGATTTCATTCAAAGAGTTTCGTCTACTGCGACACCAGCTGCCTTTTCTACGATTGTTAGAACGGATCTAGCCAGTCCTTCTATTGTACTTGAAACTGCACATCTATATATAGATCGTGAAACACAAGAAGGACTTCGTGCAGCTCCCTTTATTTTACCATTTGAACGAGTCTATGAAAATAACTTCACGCAAGGACCCGCAGATTATGCGATCCTTACACGTGGAGGTATTCCTATAGTAAAAAGACTCTTGGATGGGGAACATCCAGTGGGTCGTATAGTCATGGGGTTCAGGTCAACTCAAAGTCTTCGTGCAAATCAGCGATGGAACTATTCTACACCTGCTACGGCAACAGGCGATTTCTACACGGCAATAAGTTTATTAGTTGCCGGCCGCGACCGTGAAGCCAACTATGACCAAAGTATCTGGAATCAGATTGTACAACATGCAAAAGAAGAACGTCATTCAGGATACAACTTTGCGTTTATAAACTGGACATTGGGAGATCTTATTAGCAATTATTCAAGACAACTTGAAGGAAGCATTAACTTCACAACGGCTGACAAGCCCACACTCTTGATCACTCTCGCAGCCGTGCCGAATGATCCTGTTACAGGAAGTCAAAATACAAGCCTTGATGTCTATGTGGAAGGATGGGCGGCACTTGAGTTTGAAAAGGGACGAGCCTCTCTATTATTTGGAAACTAAATCAGCTTGTACACAAGGTCGTACCATTTATAGACATCATAATCCTCGTAGTTCAAGAATGCAGTCGTAATGATTTCCTCCTTTTCTCCTGTAATCAGTCCAAGACGCCGAAAGATCTGAATAGATTCAAGTAACTTCTTTTGAAGGATGTCCATTATATACGGAGGAGGGGTGTTTGCAGAGTACTCCTTCGTATCGCTGAGTGGAGGGTCTCCCTTTAGAGAGCGACGATAATCCACGTGAATCCGATTTAAATCCGACCTATACTTTCGCGTAAAGTGTTTTGCAATGACTTCATTTATGGTGCCTCTAGCGCCAATACATGACATCATCTCATTGTCTGAGTAAAGGAGAAAGTTATAGAAGAATCCATCTCGGGTGTAGAGGGGTGTATGCTTTGTCAAATCTGTCATGCATCCTTCATCAGCTCCGTAGGTAATATCAAAGAGGATCCGTCGCTTGAACTCATCCTTTTCTAACGAGGCTTCATAGAGTTTTCTAAAGATGCTGCTCGTACTTGTTCCTGTAAACTCTTGGACGACAAGCATACCCTTTTGTGCGAGTACCTGTATGGAAAGAAGTTCAAGAAATGAATCTGCTTCACCCTCATGAAATACAGTGGAATGGTTGAATGCGATGGGCAGAACAATAATCTCTGTTCTGGAGTTTGCCCAGCGGTGAAATCCATTAGTCGTATCATACTGGAGACCGATGTCACGTGAGGCAAAATACTCGTGAATTACGTCCATTTTTGACTCAAAGAATGGATCAAAATGGATGATTCGTGTGGTTTTAGTTTTCATCTTATCCACGACAAAGACAGGCAGTAGTTGATCTGTTTGTGGTGTTAAAGGTCCATAAGGCACGGTGCCTATTCCCAGATATGTAAACTCTTTTGGCGTATAGGAGAAGTACTCAATGAGTGTTGAAAAGATGTGATCCATGGTGATTAAACTAAACGCGATGTTGACTGAGTTCAAATTTTATCATCTAAGACCTTCCTTCTAAGAAAACAGTAGGGATGATTGAAATAATCACTAAAACAATATCTGTTTTAGGCATTATTTCTGTTTCACATTATTGGACTTACCATCTAGGAAAAAGTTTCTATGCAACCCCTACAGAAAATGAAATCTTTGATTTGTTTCACTCAGTGACTCCGGATCTACAGGAACTTAAGAAATATAATGACATCATTGCTATTCTTTCAATCGGATCACTTATTTTCTTTCCAGCTCTTATTACTGAAATACTTGATAAGATTTTACTCATTATGTTTTTACGATCTATAACGATCTTATCAACGATTCTTCCACGGTATAAAAACCGAGAAGATCACGAGTTCAAGTGGGCAAGTTTTTTAAGAGGTCATGAATATGATAAGATATTCAGTGGTCACACGGCAGTTGTGCTGTTAATCGCATTAATCATGCATCGTGAGGCGATCATTTCATTGCCTTTTCTGGTTCTGGTCAATGGACTCAATATAACTTTAATACTCGTTACACGCTCGCATTATTCTGTTGATGTTGTGATTGCGTGTATGATTACATATTTTATTCAAAACGGAAACTATACATTATTTAGAATAGGGAATGTATAAGGCATTACAGATTCAATTTATTAAAACCGGTCCAGGAACAAATCCGATTCAAATAAAATTTAATACAGATGGACCTGGTATAGGAGAAGAACAGTTGGCCATTTGTACGTGTGTAATTCCTCCAATGACGAATATCCGTGTGATTATCCTAGGAGATAATACGAATAAACTCATATCAATGATTGCTACGATACAAACGACACGGAGTTTCTTTGGATACACACAAACATTAGAACTATATTCACAAGTTATAAACTCTACGTATACAGGATCCGACATAACAACAACAAAGTATGACGTGGTTATTATTTACACAAACGGCGGCATGACATTTAATGCGAATATGGGTATTGCAATCAACGCATTTGTAGCACAAGGTGGAAACATTATACTAGGAGATTATTCATGGGGGAATGTAGTTCCAATCAAGAATCTTACATATACAAAGACTCCGTTTGTCTACAATGGCAGGCAAACAAGCGTAAATACAGAGACATTTACTGCATACGGTCATTCAATTACATCAGGATTAGGAAACACCTTGACCGGTATACCGTCGGCGAGTATTGTGCAAGAGATCGTTTCACAACCGAACGCTACGGTCATAGCAGCTTTTACAAGTGGGCCGCATTTCATTGCAGTTCAAGAGATTGATAGGAGTCGTCAGGTTGGATTTAATATGTATTTGCCATTTTGTGTAACGGATGCAACCTTTGCAAAGTTACTCACGCGCGCGATTTATTGGTCGGTTAAGTTAATTTAATCTGCTCTGAATAGGAATGACCTCGTTGTCGCGTAACTATTTTACTCTATCGGCACACCAGAAACCTACGGTTGGAGATACGAAACTCTCCTTAGCCGGTGTTGACCACTTAGGTTGGATGCTTTGTGATGGTCGTTCATTGAACACAACAACCTACAATCTTTTGTTCAGTGTAGTTGGTTATTCATTTGGTGGAAATGGAAGTATGTTCAACCTTCCGAATCCCGCGGGTCGTGTGACCGGCATCATTGGCTCAGGGGCTGGACTCACAACTCGTGCAATGGGCTCAAACGTTGGTGAGGAGACACATACTCTTACGATCGCGGAGATGCCGACGCACAATCACACGGGTACAACAAACTCAAATACGACTGGCATCACTACAAATGCGAGCAGTGCAGTTGGACCTGTAGCGCAGGGAGACTATGGTATTATACCGCGAAATAATGGAGGGAGTGATACGGGTACATTATATGATGCTACGAGTGGTGAAGCCAATAGTAAAGATGCGCCCATCGGCCTGAGAATCACAGATCCTGGGCACACTCACAGCTTCACGACGGCAAACACTGGTGGAAGCAATGCTCACAACAACATGCAGCCTACACTCTTCTTGGGTAATGTCTACATCTACTGCGGAAAGTCAACGTTCGGTGCGAATCCGTACACGAGCGTGACACCGTTGAACTCAACCACATTGATCTTATAAACCTTCTCTCAGACGTTCCGCAGCCGCTTTGTGTTTAACATAATCTGTATAGGATGAGAAGCGAAAGTTCTTATGTTCTTTCACTTCCCGCACTAAATGTGTATCTTGAATCGTATGATTCCGATCGGTATTCGTAGAATGTTGAATCGGCTTCGCAGGCTTCTTAGATGCTAATACAATCCCTTCGCCGAGTATCTTGATGCTTTTGGTAGGAAGTTCTCCAGGTCCTTCGGTGAAGGAACGGAACCTAATAAAATACGTATGAGGAAACAACAGTCCCATACAATCAACGTGTCCACGGCCGTTGTCATGAACATACAGAGTTGTTGTACGGTTCGCCAGAAACTGTGGTTCTTCCGAATACTCTAGAAAGGCATAGGAAGGAAGTAAGGCACCCGTATGAATCCGAACGCCATTCTGTATGGGTTGTGTGTGCAGAATAGAAAGTGCAGATTTGGATACGGGAACAAGACCTTTCTTTGAAATGAGTTCGGTCGGTCCGTAGGTTCCAGACCATTCCACAACACCTGAATGATCTGTTCCAACCCAGACACCAATCCGAACGAACCAGGTCCCTATACCTATGTCTAGACTGCAGGCATTGCACGGAGGTAGACAAAATGTCCGAACTGTTTTCGTAAACTCTAAATCCGTTGCAAGTTGTACACAGACGATAGGAGTGTCATGGAATAGACTCCATGTAAGTGCCATTTTTTCATCTTTGCATTCACAGACAACGTGTTGAACCCTCATCTCTAGTGCGCCCAGTGGAAAAAAGGACACTTTAAAAACCGCAAAGAGAAGAAGGAGATGGATGGATTGGGTGGAGCCTCAAGACCCCGCGGAGACATTACAACATTACTTGATCTAACCACCCGAGACAGTCAAGATGATTATTTTACACCATTACAATCTCAGACAACCTGGTTTACCCGCGATAAGGAACGTAGAACTCGTCCTTTTACTCCAGCAGTTCAGAACTTCGCCTTTCGTGGACCCGCTGCCTTTGGACAACGTTTCACCTTTGACGTAGGTTCTGTTTCATGCGGAGACTTACTATTCGGTGTCATGCTTCAAGTGAAGTTGAGTCATTGGTTAGATGTGACAACCTTGCTCCGTCTCCAATCAGGACGATACACTTATAAGGATCCTGCGGATGCCTGGTATTATGCGAACTCCATAGGTACGACGCTGATTGCGAAGGCCGAACTTGAGATTGAAGATCAAATCATTGAGACGATAGACGGAGATTTTTCAAATATTGTGGGAACCTTGTTTCCTGATTTGAATACGCAGATGGGAATCAATATAGATGGAGTGGGTCGTGCAGGTCCCACAACTCTACAAGGCTGGCCTCAGAATCGTCCATTTCCTACGGAAGGAGGTGACATTATTGCACTACTCCCGTTTTTCTTCAGTCGCACAAAGTTGAAGGAGGCTTTTCCGTTGATTGCTTGCCGCGAAGGAACTGTTCGGATTCATATTACTCTCAGACCCTTTTCAGAGTGTGTACGATCTGCAAATGCGGCCACCATAGCCTGTGGTGATACACCTTTAGGGAAAACATTTTTGTTCAATGACACACAAGAATCATTTCTTGGAACGGTGTCCGTTACGGCGGCAACTGAAATCCCTCCGTTCCAGGATATTCAGTTACTCACCTACGGAGCGTATCTGAATGGGAACATTCGTGAAACAATGCTTCGGCAACCCTTTGAGATTCTGCATCGTGGTGTAGAATCCTTCACATTCTCAGAACCGTTGAAGTATCTTGTAAATAAATCTGGAGCCGATACGATCACGATTCAGCTTCCTCTGGAAGCGAATCATCCGATGGAAGAGATTCTCTGGTTTGTCCGTCGGAAAACCGGTCGTAATGAATGGACAAACTATTCATCCGTGACAAATGCCGAGTATGATCCGATCTATGCCCCTGCAAAACCATTCTTACAAAGCGCAACTCTGCAGATTAATGGTATTGACGTCATTCATGCAGATGAACTTTATTTCCGTGACCATATTGCACGCAAGCACCGCGGAGGGATTATCGCATTCAACTCCTATGTCTATGGATACTCGTTTGCCCGTTTTCCTTCGGAGCATCAACCAAGTGGGACGGTAAATGCGAGTCGTACTCAGAACATACGCCTGACACTTACAGTATCCCCTCCAGGTGAAGCAAATGAATGGGAAGTGGCTGTGTATGTGATAGGTCTTCGGTGGCTCCGTTTTGAGAATGGTCTCGGTAATAAAATGTTTGAGAGTTAATAGAATGGCTCAGACTCGTAAGAATCGCGGAAAAAAGATTCCGATGTATGCCGTTACTTTTCACGCCCTGCATGAATGGCATAAGAAGATGTTTGAGGAACTCGGTTGGATGGTTCTTTTAAAGGCCAAGGGCTTTGACTACAAGATTACTGTCTACAAGAAGGGTATTGATCATCTGCTCAAGGCGATTGATCAACTGAATAAGGAGTATGAGGACCATAATCGTAAGCATGATCTGAATGTTCTGCGGATGAACGTGATGGTACTCCGCGAGTTTACTATGAAGCATTTATAAATTTGAAACGGTGATTGGCTGAAAGCCGACCTCAGTCTACAATGAAGCAAGTCAGTCATGTGCCTGTGCCTGAAGTACAAGAGGTTCGTCGCTTTGACAAATATCCAAATCTGGTCATGAAAACGCCACAGATTGCTCACTCATTTGCAAAAAACATCTTTGAAAATGAGGGAGAGAAATTTAAGAACAATCCACTTACAAATACGGATTGGTGTCACATTCATGTCGCTGTGATCGTAAAGAGAGGTAAGATTCTTGCAGAGGCCTGTAATCAGGTTGGATCCAGACACATGGGCTGTGGATATTCGGATCGTAGCATTCATGCCGAGCGCGCGGTTGTAAAAAAACTCGGAAACACGGATTTACTTAGGGGTTCTGATATGTATATATTTCGGAACGGCCGCACGGAACAGAGTCGGTATTCGCAGCCATGTCAAGCCTGTGAGGTCTTTATTAAGAAGTGTATGCGAGAGTACGGACTTCGGTATGCGTTCTATTCAATCTAAAGTCATTTCAGGTGTTAAACTAGATGGTTGCGGCACTCCTCAAAATAGTGCACTCAGGAATACAGGACCTCCGCTTGCTTCCTCCAAAAGGTCAACCAAAAGTTGATTTTTTTCAGAGAGTATTTATTAAAGCGGGACGTTTTACAACACAGTGGGTTCATCTAGAGTTTGATCAGACACCAGACTTTGGAAAAACGGTCGCATGTACCTTGCCAAGACAGGGTCATTTGATTAGTAGAGTGTATCTTGTGACAACATTTCCAGATATTGCCACCAATCAAAAGGCTGCTCAAGCCGCTGCAGGAGATTCCTTTGCTGGGCCCACCTTCGGATGGACAAACAGTCTAGGACATGCAGTCGTACAACAGGCTACGGTTACGATAGGAGGTGAATCAGTTGATACAGTGGACAGAAAACTTCTTGAGGTCTTAGATGAGTTTACTACGCCCTTGGAAAAGGTTACTGTAGTAAATGAAATGATCCATAGATCTGATTCTGGATTTACATTAACGACAAATGGATGGGATTCTACGCCTACGAAGACAATCACTCCGTTGCCATTCTGGTTTTCTAGAGGAGATCCTGGTGTCTTTTTACCGATTGATGCGATTAGTCAAGATCTTGTACGTCTTTCAGTCAACTTTGCACCTCTTGGAGATCTGTATGTGAGTCAGGATTTGAGTGGATCCGCGATCACGTTTCAAACAGGCAAAGTCTATCCACAGCTAGTCGGTTCACCTTTTTACAAGTATACACAGACAGGTCTAACAATTCAAGGATTCAATGGTCCTGTCACTCCGATTCCAAGTATTACTATGCCTAGGACACTATCGTTAGGAGAAACATATTTGATGGTTGAATATATATATTTAGACAAGTCGGAAGCGAATCGCTTTCGCCTCGCAGACATTACTGTGCCGATTGTTCAACATTATGCGATTGATCCGTACGATACGCGCGGTTTTACAAATGTATCAATCCCAATCAAAGTGCCAAATCCCGCAAGAGATTTCTTCTTTTTTGCGCAACGATATGAGGCTCCTGAATATAATGCACATTTTCTTGCGACACGTGATCTAAGTAGTGCGCTAGTACCTACTGCTCCCTGGTGGCCAGACGCGATTGGTCTCAATCCAAAGACCTTTTCAAGTAGATATGCACCTGGATTTAGTACACGTGATTCTGAGCCCATTTCAAGCATTGTTTTTCTATATGAAGGAAAGTTGATGCGATATGGAACAACGTCACCTGCCTTATTCAGAAGTATTCTACCATCATTTGAACAAAAAAAGTCTCCGTGGGTCAATCGTTATTATTATACTCTTTCATTTGGCGTAAACAACGGACATCAACCATTCTCTATGCCGTCAGGTGAGGCAAATCTGGATAAGATTCGCATGATTCAACTTCAACTAAAAATGTCGCCGAATCGTGGATGCCTGCCAGGAACATCTACGCAGCGATTCACAGTATATTGCTGGGCAGAGACCTATAATATACTCAGAATCTACGGAGGTCGTGCGGCATTGTTGTTTGCCTATTAGTTCTTTTTCTGGATTATGGGGCCAAAGTTCAGAAACATGGGGATTGTAGACAAGAGTGAATAAGTCTTTGTATGATCCGTTTCAACCGCATTACGAATCCTTTCGGCAAGAGTTGGAAGCAATGGGCCTTCTCCGAACGGAGGCGTAGTGGGGCGATTAACTTTATGCAACCGAGGAAACTCTTCGTCAATAGACTTCGCCTTTGGACGGTGAAACTTAGCAAATATATCTTCATCTTTGAAAGCATATGTTGAAAAGACAGAACGAAATGCGACCGGTCTTTTCTCATCGTGAGCAAGATTCCATTTCCGAATATCAAATACAGATGGCTCAACAACAACAACTGACGTGAGCTTCTCAACCGCCCCCACATCAATCGTTACAGGCTTTTCCTCAACCTGAAGGTTCTTTTCCTCAGTCTCTTCATCTTCTTCTAGACTTAAGACAGTAAAGGGATTCTTGTACGTAGTTGACATTCTTTTAACTACGGCGATTAACTATATATCTATCAAATTTTACCCGTATCTAAAATTTGCTGCACGGTTCACCGATAAACACTGTACAAGCAGTATGAGTAATCTCGTAATCGTTGAATCACCTGCAAAATGCTCAAAGATTCAAGGATTCTTAGGTCCAGGATGGCGTGTGATTGCCTCCATGGGCCACATCCGATCTCTTGAGGAAGATCTAGAGGCCGTAGGCCTGACGCGTGATTTTGAGCCCAAGTTCCAGTTCATGAAGGAGAAGGCAAAGGCCATCGCATCCTTAAAGGAGGCTGCACAGGGCGTCAAGAAGTTCTATCTCGCCGCAGACGATGATCGCGAGGGTGAGGCCATTGCCTATTCAGTCGCACTTCTTCTGAAGTTGCCGATCGCCACAACGCCTCGTGCAGTGTTTCATGAAATCACGGAAACTGCCGTAAAGGCTGCAGTCGCTACACCGAGGACTCTTGATATGAATCGCGTGAATGCGCAGCAGGCTCGTGCGGTTCTTGATATGATGGTAGGCTATACGATTAGTCCACTTCTATGGAAGCACATTGGTCATGCACTCAGTGCAGGCCGCTGCCAGACTCCGGCCCTTCGTATTGTTGTTGAAAAGGAACGACAGATCGCACAATTTAAGTCAACGTCCAGTTGGCGCATCAAGGGAATGTGGACCTATGGCAAGGGATCCTTAACGATGGAGTCAGTGATGACCGAAGATCTTGAAGATGAGGAATCAGCCAAGAACTATTTGGAAAATCTCCATTCGGATACGAAAGGTACGGTACTCTCGGCTGAGACGCGTCCATGGACAGAGGGTGTGCCCAAGCCTCTGATTACGAGCACATATCAGCAGGAGGCCTCTGCACTTCATGGTGTAAATCCCAAACTTGCAATGTCAATCGCACAGCGGCTCTACGAGGCTGGACATATTACTTACATGCGAACGGATAAAGCAGTTCTTTCCGAGGAGGCTGTAGCCGCAGCAAGAGGATGGGTGCAGACGACTCATGGTGTCCAGTATTTAGGGTCAGAGGCGACGGCTGCGAACCAGCAAGCCAAAGGTGGAGTTGCTGCACAAGAAGCACACGAAGCCATTCGTCCTACGCACTTTGATGCACGTCTCTTACCTGAGGCAGAGGACTGGAGCATGAAGGATCGTCAGATGTATGCGCTCATTTGGAATCGTTCAGTGCAGAGTGTCATGGCGGCGGCGAGAGGCGAGACTCGTAAGATAACTCTTCAGGCAAATGGAGATGAGTTTGAATGGTCAACGACGTTCAAGCACACGACATTTGAAGGCTGGAAGAAACTTGGAAAGATTGCCGACTTAGATGAGGGAGTTACAGAAGCGGAGACGGCCGATGCCACGTGGAAGCAGGCGGCAGCGATCGCAAAGGGCGCCGCCGTGAACTGGACAAGTCTAGAAGCGAATCCTCACGAGACAAAGGCAACTCCGAGATACACCGAGGCCACTTTGGTTAGAGAACTAGAAAAGAAGGGTATTGGTCGCCCGAGTACATTTGCAGCCTTACTGGCAGCCATTCAGGATAAGAACTACGCAGAAAAGAAGAATACACCCGCTCAGAAGGTTTCGCGGACTCGGTACACGGTTGCTCCTGGTCAGTGGCCACCTCTACAGACTACAACTGAGCAGTCAGTGGGTGGAGAAAAAGACAAGTTGGTTCCCACAGATCTTGGCCAGCGTGTTCTCGGATTCTGCGTAGAGAAATTCAGTGATCTCTTTGATTACACCTTCACGAGTCAAATGGAACAGCGCCTTGATAAGATTGCTGAGGGTACAGAGCCATGGAAGCAGGTTCTGAGAGACACCTGGGCTTCTTATAAGGATCGGTACGAGGCTCTAAAACAGACTGCATCGGTCGTGGCCGATTCACGGAATAAGCCGTTTGGTGAAGGACTAAAGGCTGTTCAGAGTAAGAAGGGTCCGTTACTACTCCGTGAAAGCCCAGATGGTGACAAGGACAAAACACAGTTCTACGGATGGCCTGCAGGTGTCTCATGGGACGAGATGACGGCAGAGGTCGCAGCTGCCCACATTACAGCATCTCAGGAAGCGGCGGTAGCGACTGCCTTAGGCTTGTTAGATGGGAAGCCTATTGAGAAAAAGAAGGGTCCGTTTGGCGAGTATGTGCAGTGGGGCTCTATACGCTTAAGTCTGAAGGGCCAAGAAACCTTTGAAGAGATTGAGAAGGCACTTCGTGATAAAGCCACGGCCACGCCAGCCTTTGTTCTAGGTCCATTTGAGTTCCGAGAGGGACAGTATGGAAAGTACATGTTCAAGAAGGATGTGAAGGACAAGAAGTTTGTGGGACTTCCTGCAGGTCTAGATCCGAAAAGCCTTACAGAGGAGCAGGCCGTCAAGATCTATCAGGCTGGCTTGCAGCAGAAACAGAGGGCTGGAAGTTTTGTCCCACGTGGAGGTGGTGGTCGCGGCCGTGGTAGAGGACGTGGCGGACAGTAAACTATGTCCCTTAATTAGATAGACTATGGCATCCGCGGCAGCGGCAGCAGCAGGGGCACCACCGCCCTATCAAAGAGCAGTTGCTGTGTTTGGCCATGGATTAGATTTATCATTAAATCCAGAACTTGCAGCAGGAACTGAGGCGAATAGAAGCCGATATGGTATACAACCAGCCTCTTTTTATCAGCGACAGCCTTTACCACCTGGATACTGTGTAGTGACAGCAATGAGGACAGGAGAATCTGCAAATGTCTTTGGACATGTTGATAAACTCTTTGAGGCCTTTCAGGATCCGGCAAACGAGGAAGTTCTAAAAAATCCTGGAGCCCCTGGAAATCTTGCACGCCTCAAGGCACTTTTTCCAGATGATCCTGAACAACAAGTGCATATTGCCGAGGGGGATAAAGGACATACCTGTAGTTTTTTTGACTGGACATTATTTCTTGCAGGGAAGGACGATACTATTAGTCCAGATGATCCGAGTAAGGGCCTTTGGGTTGTAAAATCGGGTATTTATGAATATCCCATTCGCTCCGCATATCGGTTCAAAGTGGCTGAGGATCGTTCTCCTTTTACAATGGGCGGTAAGTTTATAGATCGTATCTATGACGGTTCCTTTTATCCGACACCTGAAGCGATTAAAACAGGACTTAATCTAGGCCAAGTTGTAGGACACGTTGATTTTTCATATTTAAATGCTTTCATAGAAGGTAGGTATCCATCAAATAACCGAAAACTGATTTCAGAGTATAATACAGCCCATCCTGGACAACGTGTAGTGATTTACAACTTCGTATGTCGCGCGAGCCCCGCAGAGTTTCTTGGTAGAGAAATGTTGACCCGATCTGAGATTGCACTAAAAACAGCACTTCAGGCTGCATCACTAGAACAACAGCAAGCCTATGCAGTATTTTCACAGAGTCAAGTGGCAGACGATGATGCAGCGCTTGCCGCAATCGCTGAGGCCGAGGGCAATGCCAACAATAATGCCGCCGTTGCCGGTGGTGGACGCCGGCGTTACAAGAAATCAAGAAAGCACCGAAAGCGCAGGAATAAGAAAAATCGTAAAACGCGTAAATAAAATATGTAACCAGTAGATGAGCGAACCAATAGACGCATCGGCACCTGCAACTACGACCAAGGCCGCACCGCAAACAGATATATCAGGGGCAGCAGTATCTTCAAGGAAGCGCAAATTCCATAACGGCTGGACGGATGAGCAAGAAGAACTTATGGCGAAATGGGCCGATACAGCAGCATGTTATAGATGGTTACACGACCGCTGTGAGAAGATGTACTCAAAAAATAACATGAGAATGACGATTCCTGTTATTATTCTTACGACCGTTACGGGTACAGCCTCCGTTGGTTTATCCAGTATCGTTGGAGATGATAAAGATGCACAGAAGTACGGTCAGTTCGCAATCGGCGGTGTGTCGCTCGTTGCAGGTATTCTCACAACTCTTGCAAACTTTTTCAAATACGCACAACTCAGTGAATCTAATCGCGTTGCAAGTATTTCATGGGGTAAGTTCCAGCGTCAACTCGCAATTGAACTTTCATTGCATCCCGATGACCGTATTGATTCAATGGATTTCATTAAAATCTGCCGTGTTGAACAAGATCGCCTCATAGAACAATCGCCTCCTATTCCGGATAATATTATTAACGCATTTGAAAGAGAATTTAAGGATCTCCCAGATCTCAAGCGTCCCGACATCTGTCACGGAATAGAGCACACACGCCCTTTCAAGGATAAGAAGTCACGTATGAAGCAAGTCGCATCTGAAATGACGATGTTAATGTTCCATAAGAAGAAGGCTCTAAAAGAAATCCTTGTCCCTGATCTTGATAATAAGATTGCTGCAATCATTGACTCAAAGATTGACGAACTGCGCACGGACTTACATTCTCGCTCTACAATCACAGTCACGACAGATACTAAACCCCATAAACCGGCTCACGTGGCATTTGATTCTGATTCCAGACGCATGCTTTCAAGTGCCCCATCTCTGCAGAGAATGCCATCATCCGCCATACTCTCAGCAACACGAGAAACCCCTTTTTTGCCAAAGAGAACAGTTGAGGTCTCAGATATTAAAATAGAAAAGTAATGCGTTTTTTTCTTGCGTTCAGGTAGAATGGAGTTTGATTTTCCGATTCCTCATACCTATCCTTTAAAGGAAGAAGATACGATGATTAGTACCGAGCAGGCCATAGATGTCATAGGACTTATTGGTCAAGATTGCTGGGCATTTTATACTGAAAATGATAAGAATGAGAGGCATGTATTCATGAATGGGTATGCTACACGATATGCGCGTGGAAACTCTAATGTGATCACCTCATCCAAATATATCTTTAATATGGTGTATGAAATGGAACAGTTTTCGCGTGATTGTATTTACGAGAATCGTAAAAAGTTTATTGAAACCTTGGCGACAGGTCTTGTAGTGCACATGATCTTTGGTTATAATACATTTGAGCATATTACTCTCAAGAAGATAGAAGCTAAAAAATATGAGATAACGCGTTACACAGTAGGCTCTTTGAAGCCTGGAAGTATTTTTGCATAAAATTGAACCATGTCGCCGTCAAGGAGTTATTTACCTAGAAATAAAATGACAGACGTGATCAATATGGCTGATAAGAAAGCCATTATTATTATGGCACTTGACACGATGCGACAGGGCGATCTGATTCGTGGTGAAAAGTTCAGTGCTTTGGCCTATGCGAAGGTCATTAAGGCTCTGAAGGGGATGCCTGGACCTGT